CCTTGGGGCTTACCGTTGCCCTTAGGTTGCATGCTTTGACCTGTGAGCTTCTCGCCCATAGCCAAACGCTTGTGCTGGGGAACCAACACGCTCTTTTGTTCTTGATCAGATGTTGACATTTGGGACTCCTTGAGGTTGTGGCATACCTTCTGGCATACCTTGTGGTGGCATCTCTGCCGTTGGTGCGCCCATTGTAGGCGCAGATTGCGGTGGTTGCGTCAGTGCAATATCCGTAATTGCTTGATGTGTTAGCTTTGCGTTCTCGATGGCAATCTTTGTCTGGTTGTCCATCGCATGCTTTTGCATGTCGGACTCCAAACGCTTCGCATCGAACTGCAAGTCGGCTTGATCCTTTGCGGCTTTGCGCTGAGTCTCTGCCATGCTCGTGTCTTTGACCACTTGTGCATCTGGTGGTAGCGCTTGCTTCTGTGACTGCTGGCGCTTCTGAGCTTGCTGAATCAACTGCTGGAAGGCTGGAGCAAACTGTTGGAACACTTCTTTTGTGTCCATCGTTACGTGCGCACCGACAGCCGTATAAAGCTGGTCAATTGTGCCTGTCAACAATGGATCGTCGTAGTTGTCCACGGGCTTACCACCGCGAGACTGAGCAACATAACCATTGGAGCGGTTCAAGTACCACAAAGTCATGTGTTGCTTGATGTGCTCGATCAAGTTGTTTAGGTAGTTAGGATCTGCAAATGGTGACTGACCCAAGAATGGGTTCATCGCAAACTGCAAGTGATCCTGAATGTGAGCAATGTGATCCTGTTGCATGTACGCATACGCAGGTTGACCGATCAACATAGCCGCATTCTCGTCAGCAGAAGTACGCTGTTCAGGTGCAGGAACGTCTTTCATCAACTCATTGATGTTCGGTATCTTCATCTGCTTCAATGAACGCGCCAGAACCTTGTTCATATTGAACTGGTCTGGGTGCTTATCCGCCAAAGCCAACACAGCTTGCATCTGAGCCATACGCTGAGTCTCAGAGAAGATGTGTGGATCAGAGACAGGGATTACGTCCGTGTTCTTTTGGAAGTCTTCACGGCTAATCTCAAGATCCGCCACCACGTCAGACTTGCGCATCTCATCGAAATGCCAACGGTTTAGACGGCACAAGATCTTCAGCACACGAGCTTGCGACTCATGCAAACGTGCGTGAATCGATGAGAACACCGCCGCACCTTGCTCAATCAATGCTTGAGTGGTGCCTACAGGGGCATTAGCGTTCACGTCAGCGATTTTTTCCTCTGAGGTGGACACTACCCCCTTCGCCGCTGTATCTAACCAGCCTAGAAGCCTAAACAAGACCTCTGAGGGTGGATTGAACGGCATGGGCATAGCGATCTGGCGAATGTCTTGTACGCCGGGCGCTCCCTCAATCTCCACAATCTGCGTCACGTCCACTTGTTGGGACTGACCAGACATCTTCGCTCCCTTGAGCTTTAGCATGGTCGCCGCATTGTTGATATGGGCAGAGTCCAATAAAGCGCGTAGAGAGCCTGTAAGAGCCGCTGACAGCCCTCCTATGAGGTGTGGCAGACCAATAGCGTATGCACCACGCCAAGGAATGAACTTGAACTCCACGATCCAATCAAGCTTGGTCATCGTATCGTCTTGCTCTTCCCAGTTACGGTACAGACCAATGACTTCGTTGTCCAACTCATCAATCATCAAGATGTATGGAGCCATCTCACCCTTGGAGTACTTGTCTTCTTCCAACTCCAGATAGGTGTAGATGTGGTAGACGTTACGCAAACCATCGTCGTTGTCTTCGAACTTCTTACCTTCAATCTTGTTGTTCGCCTTCTGAGCCTTTGTCATCTCAGGCTCCATAGTGGAGGAGATCATGTCAATGTTGCGGTACATACCGCTAGACACTCGGCGATTAAATTCCCACGCTGTAATTTCATGAACCTCAGCGGCGCGTTGCGCTGTATAAAAGTTACTCGCGGCAAACGGCAAAATGATCCTGTCGATTGGAACAAACTCCACGCAAGGGCGCTTCTTCTGCTCGTCAAACCAGATCTTAAAGTACTGTGAGCCACCCAAAGGCAACTGTGTCAGCAACTGCTCTTGTTCATCCCTGAATTCTTCAATCTGCTCAGTGATCTGCCAGTTCAGGTAGTCACGCTTACGCTCTGCCTTCTCAGCTTTGATGTCGTCCATCTTGCCAAGCACCTTAGTGCGGACAGGGCCATCAGGTGGGAACATCTCTTTGATTGCTTTAGCGGCAAAGTCAACACAGCCCTCTGCCATCGCAGGGTGTACAACCTTGGATGCACCCATGAAGGTGGCACCACCGGGCGCATCATTCCCCATACCCGTGCGCTTGATACCCTCTTCGTACTGCTTATCTCTTTGCTCACGCGCTGACTTGTCAGTCTTGAGCAAATCGGTGTAGCGCATCGCCAACTTAGACAGATCATATTCGTCGTATGACTCCGCCATGTTGGAGTAAAAGTCTGGATTCTCTTCAGGGCCACCATCAGGCATCGTCACAACAGCCGATCCGTCAGGCATCTCCTCAATGTCAGCCAAATCATCAGGCAAATCTACGTCAGCACTGCCGTCTTCGTTCTCAGTGATCATGGGATCTTGGGTTGGGTCAAGTTCGTCCATCATTTGGCTTTCTTATTACGTGTCAGTTCTAACAACATGGTGTCCATGTCTTTGTTCATTGTAACTTTACGTTTGTGTCCCGACAAACCACCACTTGATTTGGGTTCATGATCGTGACCACGCATAGCCAAATGACGTTGGGCAACCACATTCTGCTCAGGGAATGCGTGGAAGTCGTCATCACTGAAGCCAACATGACGTCCACCAACAGTACCGCCTTCAGCATAGAACTTCACAGCTTGCGGTGCAACGTATTCCTTACCTGCCGCCTTGATTTGGTCTTCAGGTTTGTCAATCTCGTACTCGCCTTTGTTCTTTTTAGCGTGTTCGACGTGTGAATCGTTCACATGGTGCGTGAATGATGTCTGGTGACCGATAGAACTTGTTGATTCTGTCGGTGTAGTCATCAAAATGTGACCAGCATCTTTGCCATTCTTGGTTTTGAATCGATTCTTTGGCAAGAATTCGGTGTCTTTGAAGCGTGAATCCGTGGGGATCATGTGCTTGGAGCCGTCTTCGTTAAAGCCAACTTGAACCAAACGTGGGTGCAAGATGTGTTGCTTCTGATAATCAAAGCGCAAACCCTTCACAGTCTTGTGACCGTAGTGAGCTTCGTCCTCAGTTGTAGGCTTGTGGTTGCCACCGTAGTGACCTTCATCACCTTGGGAGATCTCCTCAGGTGTCAACTCACTCTTTGGACGTCCTGTAGACCAGTATTTGGCATGGGTAATGTGCTTCTCCATGTTCTTGGACAACTCAGATCCACGCTTGACGTCCGTAACCATGTACGAACCCTTAGGAGGCGTCTTGTTGCCCTGCTCATTCTTGAAGTCGCCCTTATTGTCAGCCGCCATAATGGTATTGCGGACACGCGCCTTGTCGCGAGAGATGTTCTCTTCAATTGATGCGCCTTTCTTCACCTTAGGCCCGACATTCGAATGGGTCACATGGTATCCATTCTCAGGGTCATGCAATTCATTTGTCTTGCCGTATGAGTTCGCCTCGATGTTAGGTTTACCAGTTGCCTTACGTTGATCGTTCAAGTGACGAATAGCATGGCGTGAAGTCACGTCAGTCTCATCCACCACGTTAGGACGGAACAACAAAACCTTGTTCTTCTTGTCTGCGTTCTCTGCGGCGTTACGCAATGAACCTGTATGCGCCAAGATCCAGTCTTTAGACATCGCAGGGTCGTGCTTGGCTTGCTCATGGCTGGCGCGGCGTACAGCGGCGTTGACATACTGTGACTCAGCATTAGGCGCAAAGCATGTTCCACGACTTGTATCCACGATACCGTTCTTGTCAGTACCACCACCGCAACCAACTGTCTGTCCAGCACACGTATTGATCACATGGTGCTTCTGGTTCTCGCCATGACCTGAGGTGTACAGGGAATGACCTGCAACACCCTTAGACGCAAAGCCAACGTAGTTACGACCTGCGGAGTCTGTCTCATGGTTGACGGTGTCTAGCTTCTCACTCTTGTCCAGAGTGTTGGCTGTCTTACCAATGTGCTTTGCTTCACGCAGTTTGTTAAGCGCCTCTTCCTCAGCTTTTGTCTGCTCTTCAATAGGCTTTTGGAAGTGCTCTGCCAATACCTTCTTGTGTAGGTTGTTCATCTGACCGCTGGTCATTGGGTCGCGGTTTTCAGATCCATACACCTTAGCGCGAGCCTCGTTGACATCACGCATGCCTTCGACCTTCTTGCCGTCTTCACCCTTGTAGGTTTTGCCTTCCCACATGTGACGGGGAACAACGATGCCCTTCACACCTCCGGGGCCTTCTGCATCGATCTTGATTCGACTAGATGTTCCTTCTGCAATACTCTTCTTAGCGGCTAGCTCTTCCTTCATTTCCTTGACAGACTTAGCCCTACCGCCCTCAGCCAAACCTTGGGGCTTCATAGCCGCCATCGCTTGACCTTGTGGTGTCATGCTCAGGATATTGCTTCCCATCTGGTTGGGGTTGGAGTTGGGTGTTGGTGGCATGCCAGTACCGTCCATCGATCCAGTTATGTCACCACGGGGATCACGATCCATACCGGGTTGCTCCCCAGCCGCCGACGGAGTTAGCAAACTGTTGGGCATTAACTGCTGACCAGCTTGCTCTTTGCTCATGTCAACACCACCGACAGGAAGATCCCCGTATTCGGTGTCTATGCCCCCTACAGGCATTTTGTTTGCATCGGGGCTACCTGAGGTAGGGACATACGCCTTAACGCCCAAGCTAGGGGCTTCATTCGCTCCAATGGATTGCAACTGATTCAGCCCTTTGAATTTGTTCATCATCTGGGCTTTGATTTGTTCAATAGGTAACACAGCGCCTCCTTCGGCTTTGCGAATAATTTGTTGCTTGCCATCTTTGCCGTTTATGTAGTGACCGCTGAACCCAGCTTGCTTGATGGCGCTCTGTATGCGAGGGTCTTCAATAAACTTGTAGCTACCTTGGGACAGTGCATCAGCCAAGTGTTTATCTGCATCAGGGATCTTGCTGAAGTCTCTATGCTTGGCGGCAAGATTGGCAACGGTCTGTACGTGCTTGGGGTTCTCGTAATCAAATAAATTCACTGCGCCTCCTTGGGCTTTGTGGATGATGCCACCAATTGCTTTTTCATCTGGATGATAGCCCCATTCATGAATTGAGTCGGCGTTTGTCCATACGTGCTTGGCAGGGACGCGCATACTGGCAATCTTGTAATCTTTGTTGAGCTTTCCAAGTACATGATCACCATGTGCTCTTGCATATTCTTTGTTGATTGCAACCCAATCACCCTTACGGATCATGTGCTTGAGTGGCGAATCCTTTTTTAGCGCTTCGTTGTATACGCTAGTTGGTATGGCGCGGTGAATGGAAACCATCTCGTTTGGTTTATCTTTGACTCGCGTTACCTTGTTGTATGCATCATTGTCAAAGTCCCATCCTTCGCTTGCATAGTAGCGACGACCGTTTGGGCCATAAAAGTCTTTGGGGTACATGTCACGAGCCACATCGTGCATGGGTGCGCCAAAGTGTGGGCCGGGCGCTTGGTGGCTACCACGGTAGTCATCTTCTACTGATCCACCATCTGCTTTGTGGTTCACGTACTCTTCAGCTTTCCACTCTTCAGGAGCAACACAGCCACCGTGAACCATGCCACCATGAGCAAAACCAAACGTCTTCTTGGCAAACGGCTCAGTGCGCGGTAGGTCAGCCATACCAGCCTTCTTATTGATGCGCTCCACCTCAGCATCAGACAGCACCTTGTTGACCTTCATAGACCCACCGATTAACCAGTTACCCGTCATATTGGGGTTAGTCTTGTATCGATAGTGTCCACCCTTAGGGATCTGGTCTGTGATGTGCGCCTTCACTGGGATAAGCTTGCCCTGAGCGTTGGTGCCACGCTTGGTAGCCTCAGACTGCCAGTCCACGTCATTAGGCATCTCTACCTCTGCCCATGCGTGGTTTGCAGGTCTGCGGTCTGGCGCGGTCTTTGATGGATCAGACTTCTCACCAATGTGGGTAGCCATAGGCAGATCACCAGCATGCCAGCCGGGTCGGTAGGCAAGGTCGCCGATCTTTGACTTGACCTTACCGTTTTTCATGTCGCCTTCTTTGGCGTCCACCCACTTGTTCATCTCAACTGGGGTGTTGGCGTCTACGAAGAGTGGGAACAGCTTGCCGGGGTGATCCTTATGGACACGGAACAGCTTGTACGCCTTGACGGTGTTCTTGGGTTCTTTCACTGATCCGCCTTTTGCCATGTGAATAGTTCCGCCATTGGCTTTGGTTATGTCGTGCTCATTGGTATCGTATGTTCCACGATTGCCTGTTGCCGATTTAATTTTCTTTGGATCAAAAATACCAAGGTTCTTTGCATCCATCTCGTATGTGTAGAACGAATCATGACCTAAGGCTTTGATGGCCTTTTGGATATGTGGTCGCTCAAGCCAATAGTAGTTGTCATAGCCATTGATACCACTGTAGTGCGCGTGATCAGCATGATTCAGTGCTTCTTTCAAAGCCTGATCTTTATGTGCCTGCAAACTGTCTTTATCAACCACCTCGTATGCTGGCTCAGGTGGGTGTTTGATCAAATAGTTTTTAAGCGCCTCATGATGCTCTGGCTTCTCAACATCAAACGGATTCTTTACTTGCACATGCAACGGCATTACGTTTGCGCCAGACTTGACATTTGCCAACTGAGCAAAGTCAGTGTCTCTGCCAAAATCGTTGTCTGTTGACTTTCTAATTGAAAACTCGTTTGCAACAGCAGGCTCAGGACTTACAAACACGGCGTCAGGCAATCCCTCTTTAACGCGATGTGGGCTTGGCCTCAATGACTTTACGTTATTGCGTCCACCGTGATACATCACACCCTTTTCGCGTGACTCTTCAAGGAACTTTGCTTTATTGGCTTCGCGTTCTGCTAATGACAATACCTTACCACCACTGGCCTTAGGTTGCTGGCGCTTATCCAGCCACTCCTGAAACGACGGCATGTCACGGGTGTATTTGCCCGACATCTCTTTGTCGTACTGCTTATTCAACTGAGCACGGAACGCCATCTCTTGGCGCAATTGCTCAAGCTTCTTCTTGGAGTTGTCTGGGATCATGGAATGTCCTTCATGAATGCCGCCCATTATGCCTTCACATGCATGGGACGTCCATATCTTTGCAAGTGTAGTTAACTACAGTCTTAGACTGCATACGGATTCACCTTGCCTTGTGCTCGCTTATTGAACTCGTCGGCATCATAGATGTCATCCTCGTCGTATTCGTCGCGTGGTGGGGCGTCTATGCTTATCCAGCCTGCGTCACGGAGGTACCTCAAGCCCTGACTGATGCAGTCAACGAACTCGTCGTGTGCTGTCTCAGGGAAACTACAGATCTGGCTGACCATGCCTTCCGCCCAGTCCCTGACAAACCCCTTGCGCTTACTGCTCTCAGGAACCCACACACGCCCTGCGCGAATGATGTTGGACACAATGCTTAGGCGCTGGGTTTTATCCGCTCTGCCGGGGTTATATCCAATCACTGGCAGGTGCGCACGTTGCAAGTCTTGGATCAGGGATATGCCAGCCGCCTTGTCCTCCACCAGCAGTAGGTCAACACGCTTCTTCTCTTTGCCCTCACCGTACACCGACTCGTACTCGTCAATGATCTTGGGGCGCAGGTCAGGGTATGTCAGCTTCTCTTGCCAGCAGTCGATCACCATCACGCACATGCCACCGTCCAGTGGCTTGAATGCACCCAGTGTGATGCACCCTGTCGGGTCGTTGGCGGCTCCGTCCTTATAGCCACAGTCGTAGCTCTGGATGATGAACTCGAACTTGGGGAACGGCTTGTTGTTAGGCCACAGCTTGAACCATTCCCTCTTAACGATACCGCCTTCCTCAGGGTCAATGATCTCAGCGTGGATCTCTTGGCGTCCAAGGTTAGTACCCTCGTATTGCAGGATCTGCTTCTGGAAAGACGGCGCCAGATTCTTCATGTTGCTGTACGTGCTGGCGCGTGTGATCACCACGTCGTCACCCTCACGCTCAATCAACTCCATGACGACCTCTTTGGGCTTTGGTGTAGTTGAACAGATCAGTTTTGTGCGCTGGCCCAGTCGGATGCCGAACTGGATCATGTCCCACGACTCGCGCAGGTACTCCCATGCCGCAAGCTCGTCCAGCCATCCACCGTGGAACTGCGGCCCCCTGAAGCGTTCTGGCTCCGACGCTGGTATGCCCTTGATGAAGCTCCCATTGATTAAGTGGATCTCGTGCAGGCTGGAGTTGTACTTGGCTATCAACTGTGGGGGGATCACGGATATAAGCCCTGAGTCACCCTCGAAGCACGTACCCTTCAAGTCGCCGCTAGTAGGGGCTGAGACAAGCCATCGTGTGTTGGGTTGCTCCCATGCCCATGCCGCCAAAGTTTCAGCGGACGCCCGAGTTTTACCGGCCCCACGACCCGCGAGCATCAACCATATGTTCCACCAGTCACCCGGCGGCTCAACTTGGTGCTTATGCGCCTGCTTGTGAAGCCATGACATTTGCCAATTGATCACCGCCTGCTCAACGACAGTTTTCTCAGCAAACTTCTTTTTGAGGCTGGGATCAGCCAGCACCGCATCTAATGCGCTCATTCTGATTGGCGTTGCAACTTAATCGATTTGAGCAACTCACCGAACACGTCCACGTTGTGCTCGATCACCAATGGCTTGTTGTCGTCACCCACATGCTCCTGACGTGCCAGCTTGGGTATGTGGTACTCGACCACCGACTGGAACATGTCGAAAGCCTTAGCTGGGTTCGGTGGCACCACGTATGCATCACCCTCTGGTGTCTTCACACCCTGAGCAACCTGATCGAGCCATCCAGTGAGCCTATGAGCGTTTCCATCAACAAATGAGGCTATGGCCTGCCTTGCCTCCGTTGTGGCCTTGTTGGGGCTTCCTGCTGGCCTTCCTGCACCCTTGTTAGCTGTTGCCATGATCATCTCCAATAAAATC